ACAGGTGAAACAATGGCAACTTTTAATGACGACAATTCAGTTGCATTATACTTTAACAATAGCATAAAGTTTGAAACTACAAACACAGGAGTAAAAATTATAGGTGTAAATCAATATGCAGATAACGCGGCTGCTCTTGCAGGTGGATTAACAGTAGGAGATGTTTACAGGACAGGAGATTTATTAAAAATAGTAAATTAAGATATGGCAAATATAAAATTTTCCGCGTTCACACAAAAAGTAGTACAAACTGATGTAGATTTTTTAGTTGGATATACTGGTGCAGATAATGTTAGAATATCACCTAGCACTATTGGGCAAGGAGTTTATTTGCCACTAGCCGGTGGAACCATGACTGGTAATATTTTGTTAGAAGATAGTGTAAAATTGTCTATTGGTACTTCAGATGACTTTAACATGTTTTTTAACGGAGTAGATACCACTCTGCAAAACATAACAGGTAATTTAAATATAATTAATAAAGCTAACGACAAAGATATAACATTACAATCAGATGATGGAGCTGGTGGTGTTGCTACGTATTTAACTTTAGACGGAAGCACTACTGACGCTTACTTCTCAAATCCTGGCAATGTAGGTATTGGAACGACTAGTCCTATTGACAAACTGCATCTAGAAGGTGGTAACGCAAGAATAAGAACGACTGGTAATACTGATGTCGAATTAATTTTAAACCCTTATTCAAACGCTCTTGGTACACTTTTTCAATGGGAACTTGTAGGTACAGGTTCTGGTGGTAATTATAATTTTGAATTTCGAAAAGCCGGTACTACATATATTACTGTAGACAGTGGAGTAAGCGGAACCGCTGGAAACGTAGGTATTGGAACGACTAGTCCTAATAGAAGTTTGCACGTTATAGGTCAATTTGCAATAGACAACTCAACATCGCCTAGCGGTGGACTATTAGTTATTCCAGACGGGACTTCTAACAAGGTTTATTCAAGAACAGGAAACGCAATTAACTCGCCGCACCCATTAGATTTTATATCTGGTTCCTCAACTTCTATGCGTATTGATACAGCCGGCAATGTAGGTATTGGAACGACTAGTCCTGGTAGAAAACTTGAAGTTGCTGGTGATGTGGGTATTAATGGTTACATTTATCACAATGGTGACGATTCAAGAATAGGTTTTGAAGGTAATGACGCAATAAGAATGTACACTGCAAACAGTGTTAGATTACAAATTAATGCAAGCGGCGACGTCGGGATTGGGACAACTAGTCCAACTGAAAAACTAGAAGTTGTAGGCAATATCAGAATTGACTCAACAAGTGCTGCTCAATTTTTTTTAGATTCGGCAGCAGGTAATGACTCTGTTATAAATTTCCAAGAAGGCGCTAGTCAAAAAGCTAAAATGGGATATGATAATTCTCTTGCCGGTCTTGCTATAGTTGCTGGAAGTGGACCTTATTCAACCGCTGATATGGTAATACTAGACGGGGGCAACGTAGGTATTGGAACTACTTCGCCAAGCTTTCCTTTAGACGTTAAAAGTGCAGCAATAGATACAGTCGCAAATTTTGAAAGCGGTGATGCTTCAGTTGCAGTAAATTTTGTTGCTAGTGATAACTCAATGCAAATTGCAACATCAGGCACAGATGGTCTTTTAAAAAATAATGGTGCAGGGTCTTTAAGGTTTTTTAATAATGGTAGTGAAAGAGTACGTATTACTTCCGCAGGCAACGTAGGTATCGGAACGACTAGCCCTGGTGCACCACTAACTGTTGCAACTCCAATGAGTTCAAGTCCTACATCTACATTTTATTTAGATATTGATGGAACTAACACAGATGGTGGTGGTGGTCAAATTATATTTAGTACTTCAGCGAGCTCTGGAGACTTAACTAATTATAATGCTAAAATAACAGGAAGAAGAGTAGCAGGTGATGGAGGTGATAGTGAATTAGCGTTTTGGACTACCTTAGTTAGTGATAACGTAGCATCTCAACAAAGAATGGTTATTACAAAAGAGGGTAACGTCGGGATCGGGACGACTAGTAACTCAGCGGAAGATACCAACAATGGTGTTCCTAAGTTACAAGTTACTACTGCAACTGCAGTTTTAGGCGAATTTCCTTTAGCAGCAAGATTTACCACGGCTAGTGATCCAGGAGATAATAGCGGTGTTTCTGTCTTAATTAACTCAGGTAATGATAGAGGGTTAATGATTTCAGCTGGTAGACAAACGGGTAATGTATCTAAAGTTACATTAAATGTTGTAAAAAATGATGGGGATGAAATAGATACTATTACTTTACTTCAAAACGGCTCTAACAGTTCAACTGCTAACGTCGGGATCGGGACGACTAGTCCTGCTTCAAAATTAGAAGTTGATGGAGGTGATATTGAGGTAAGTGATTCGCTTAATGGATTAATATTAAAATCACCTGACGGAACAAGATATAGAGTAACAGTTGCAAACGGAGGTACGCTTACAGTATCAGCAGTATAATAAAAAAAAATAAATAACTAATAATTAAAAAACAAAAAAATGGGATACAATAAACCAAATCCATTAAAAGCAATGGAGTCAGCTTTAAAAATGTATAAAGCCGAGAAAAAAGGTGGTATGCATAGAATGGAGTCACCTATGTACGCAGGTCATTCACCTATGGAAATGTCAAGAGAATTAAAAGACATGCCAATAGTAGATATCGAAAAAGGTGATGCTAAAGGTTCACCAGCAATGGCTGCTAAGCCAGATTTTTTAGATTTAGATAAAGATGGTAATACTTCTGAGCCTATGAAAAATGCTGCTAAAGCTAAAGGTTCTCCAGCTAAAAAACAAGGTTACAACGATAGATTAGATGAAAGTTTAGCTAAAGACGGCAAAGAGTCTAGCAAAAAACAATCTATGAAAGATCGTAGAGACGAATCAAAAGGAATGGAAAAATCAAAAGGAAAAGGAGCTTATTCTTCTGATCCAAAAATGAGCTAAATATGGGACATAAAATTCATAAGCATATGAGTGGTGGAAAATCATCATCATCACCATTGAACCAACAAAGTGCTAGATACAAAGACCAAAGAGGCGGTAGCGTAATGAGTCAAGACTATAGAGACCCTAAAGTTACTGATGCGGAAATAAAAGCTAGAATACTTGCAGAAAGAGAAGAAGCAAAGCTAATGGGCTTGACAGGTCTTAGAGGTGATCGATCAATGCTTGTAGATGAATATAGTGGAACTATTACTTCACCAACACCAGGCGGATTAGGTGATCGTATAGCTTACATACCTAGCAAAGAATCTTTACCAGGTATTGATCCAGAGATTTATGAACTAGGAAGAGGAGCGGTTAAAGATTCGTTAAGCTATGTTAATAGAGGTATGGGCGGTACGGCAGAAAGACTTTATGGANAANATTTAGCGAAAGATCTTAGAATGGCTACATCTCCAGATTCATACGAAGCAANTTTAAGGTCAGCCGTAGAAGAAGGAGGAAAACCTGGTTTTGAAGGTGGTGCTTTTGAAGTAGATCCAGTTTCTGGNAAAAGAGGTTATACTCCAAGAAACCTTCAAGATATACAATCTTCTCAAAGAATGACAGACAAAGAAAAAAGTTCAATACTTAAAGATATAATNAAAAGNAAACTATTTAATAAATAATAAAATGGGAAGAGGATACAGTGGAAATCACCCTCGCTATTCAGGCGAGAAATACGATGCNAAAGAAGCATACAACAAAGATCTAACAGCTTCTGCTAGATTACACTACTTAGAAAACGACAGACATGATCACGATTCACCTCATCACATGAGTGTTAATCAAAGACTTGATGATTCTTTTGGTATGGGACAAAACACAGGTTCTGCTCCATCACCAATGAATAAACATTGTAAAAGTCATTCACCTGTTAATAACAGAGCTGGGAAATTAAGAGAAAAAGCTGCTAAAATATCTAGCAAAACTGAAGGACAAGGCGGTTATGATTACGAAAGTCCTAAAGTACAAAAACTTTTAAGCAAAGCTAGAAAAGTAGACGAAAGAAGTGGAATGAAATCTAGAGATGAAAGATCTGGAGAACTAAGAGGTAGAGAAATGGATGATATGATGGATAATAGACCAGATAGTCCTTTTAATGCTTGTGCTAAAGACGAAGGTGGAAGTGGTTGTATCCAAAAAATGGGTGGAGCATGGAGAGTAATTAGTAATAAAACAGATAAACCTTGGCCAGCAAAATACGGAAGCAAATCAAAAGCTGAAGCTGCTTTAAGAGGTTATCACGCAGGATAATATGGATATACTAGGTAAAATTAGATCAAGTTTTTCAAATAAAAACGGTTTTAAAATAGGTTTTTCAAACAGATCTCCTTTAAACCAGTATAAGAGCACCATGCCAACTAATTTTAATTTACCTAAGTTAAATGCTGACGTTGGTGTTGGACAAAATATAGTTTCTGGCGACAAAGCTTTGAGCGACGCTAATTTACAAGAATCAGAATTTATCGGAAAGTCAATACAAGGTGCTGTTAAAGAAATTAGTGACGCTGTTGTAAAAAAGAAAAAAAATGGAAGCTAAAGGGTTAGGAGATAGTATAGCAAATTTTACTAAAAAAACTGGTATTAATTCAGCAGTGCAAGCAGTGTCTAAAGCAATGGGTAAACCTTGTGGTTGTGCTAAAAGACAACAGATATTAAACGAAAAGTTTCCATATAAAAATTCAAAATAGTATGTTTAGATTAAAAAATAAATTTACTATAGAATCACCATTTAAACAAGATAATACACCTATTTATAATACAAGTCTTGAAGATGGAGTTTTAGGTAAAGCAAATAATAACGGTACAATTTTAGTATCAGATAAAATAACTGATTCAGAAGAAAGACAAAGCGTTATTGATCATGAAAAAGTTCATTTAGATCAAATGAAAAGAGGTGACTTAGATTATGATGATGAAAATGTATACTGGAAAGGTAAAACATATTCTAGAGAAGATATGCAAGAAGGTGCAGAAAACTTACCATGGGAAAAAGAAGCGTATAATAAAACAGATCCATTTAAAAAATATTAATATTTAATATGTCAAAAAAATTTAAAGACACTAAAGTAGGTAAATTTCTATCTAACGCAGCTCCTGGAATTTTAAATACAGTAGGTGATGTATTACCTGATAATGGTGTTATGGGTTTAGTAAAAAATCTTATACATAAAGAACCGGCTTTACCGCCAGAAGATAAAGAAAAAGCTTTATTATTATTGCAGCAAGATATAGTTGAAATGCAAGAAATAAGTAAACGTTGGTCAAGCGACATGACGTCAGATTCTTGGTTAAGTAAAAATACTCGACCAATGACACTTATATTTTTAACTGTGTCTTTAATTATTTTAATAGTTTTAGACAGTGGTAATATAGGTTTTGGAGTTAATGATACTTGGGTAGATTTATTAAAATCTTTGCTTATAACAGTTTATGTAGCTTATTTTGGTTCACGAGGGGTGGAAAAATTCAAAAAAATGGGTAATAATAAATAAGAGTATTATATTAATTAAATCCAATTAAATGAAAAATTTATTATTAAGTGCGTTAATGCTGTTTAGTATTAGCATCCAAAGCCAAGACTTTGGTGACAAATTAAAAGGAGTTTGGTCAAGCGAACAAACAAGTTATTATGTAGTAATATTACACGATAAACAAAAGTATGAGTTTACTAATTTTTCCTTTGAAGAAAATAACGTATTGCAAGAGACTTTTGTAGAAGAAGGTAAAGATTACGTTAAAACAAAAATTCACAATCCTAAAAATAATTGGGAAGTATTTATAACTTACAAGTATGTAAATAAAAATACTTTAACAGCTAAGTTTGAAGGATCTATTAATCAAACGTCTTTTTATAAAAGACACTGGGTTATGACAAATTAAATTAAATAAAATGAACAAAGAAAACAAAATTACTGAAGAAGAGTTAAAAAAAGTAAGAGACTTTCAGTCTAAGCTTTTTGAATTAACACAAAAAATAGGTTTGGTAGAAACCCAAAAACATGCTATACTTCATGAGATAGCTGGAGTTAATCAAAATCAAGATACTGTTAAGAAACAATTAGAAAATAAATATGGTTCTGTAAGTATAAATTTAGAAGACGGAACTTATACAGAAAACACAAAAAATGAATAATGTAGTTAGAAAAATCAGCATTGGTTCTGATTATAAAAATGACGCAATGCATTATTCTGTAGGTCAACAAGTTTATGGTGGGCATGAAATATCTCATATATTATTAGATGAAAAAGATAATTCATATAACATACATATAAAGAAAAACAACGAGGTATTGCCATGGAAGAAATTTAATTCTAACATGGCTATATCTATAGAATATGATTTAGAATATTAATGAATAGTTTATATGATTTTATTATAGAACCTATAGGTGATAGGTATGATAATAAAAAAACAGTAGGTGGTAAAGATTTAATACTTAATACAAAAATTGAATCTTGGAAATTTGTTAATAGATTAGCGAAAGTTGTAGCAGTGCCAATAGCGTTAAAAACCCCTATAAAAAAAGGCGATACTATAGTTGTTCATCAAAATATATTTAGAAGATTTTACAATATGAAAGGTGAGCAAAGCAACAGTAGGTCTTATTTTAAAGATAATATGTATTTTGCTGCTATTGATCAAATATATTTATACAAACACGACACAGAGTGGTTGTCTTTTGGAGATAGATGCTTTGTAATGCCTATTAAAAATTCTAACGATCTAATAAACAGAAAAGAAGATCCTAGTATTGGAGTGCTTAAAATTAGTAATAATAAACTAGAGGCATCTAATATTAAACCAGGAGACACTATAGGTTTTGTTCCAGGTGCTGAATGGGAATTTATTGTAGACGATCAACGTCTTTATTGTATGAAATCAAATGATATTGTAATTAAATATGGAAATCAAGAAAACCAAAAAGAGTATAATCCAAGCTGGGCAAGTAGCAGTTGAAGAATTAATTAAAGTAGCCAAAGAACCTATTGTTGATTCTGATGATGATATATCTGCTGACAGACTTAAAAATGCCGCAGCAACAAAAAAGTTAGCTATATTTGATGCATTTGAAATTTTAAATAGAATACAAGAAGAGGAAGATATAATTGAAGGCAAAGTAGAAAATGAAACCAAAAAACCTAGAGAGTTTAAAGGTTTTGCTGAAGGAAGATCTAAGTAATGTACGAGCAAACTTTATATAAAATACTAGACGATCATATAAAACCTAAGATAATAAAACAATTAAATAGGTATAAAAAATGGGAGTATGGTTATAACGCAGAACATGATATTATTGTTATTTCAAAGACTGGTAAAATAGGTGAAATATACGATATTCAAGGACTTAAAATAGCATTGCCTTTAGAAGAAAACGTTCATAAGTTTAAAGAAAACAAATGGACAGTTTTTGAATATCCTAAAGTTTTAAAGAAAATAAAAACAGTATTCGACTGGAGAGAATATCCAGAGGATTTTAAAGAACAATGGTATGAATATATTAACGAAGAATTTAGAAGGCGTGAAGAAGGTTTCTGGTATATTAATAAGGATAAACCTACTTATATTACTGGTAATCACTACATGTACTTGCAGTGGAGTAAGATTGATGTTGGGCAACCAGACTTTCGAGAGGCAAACCGTCTCTTTTTCATATTCTGGACCGCAGTACACGCCGACGCACGGTGCTATGGTATGTGCTATCTCAAGAATAGACGTTCAGGCTTTTCGTTTATGGCATCCGGAGTTACGGTGGATATGGCGACCATATCAAGCGACTCACGTTTTGGGATATTGTCCAAATCTGGCGCCGACGCTAAGAAGATGTTCACCGATAAGGTTGTACCAATATCCGTTAATTACCCCTTCTTTTTCAAACCGATCCAGGACGGTATGGACCGCCCAAAGACCGAACTCGCGTACAGAGTCCCAGCGTCCAAGTTCACAAGAAGATCGATTGTATCGACCGAGCAAACCGAGGATCTCACCGGGTTGGACACCACAATCGACTGGAAGAACACAGGGGACAATGCCTACGATGGAGAGAAACTCAGGCTCCTCGTCCACGATGAATCGGGCAAATGGGAGCGCCCGAACAACATCCAGAACAACTGGCGTGTTACGAAAACCACCCTTAGATTAGGTAGTAGAATTATCGGTAAGTGTATGATGGGATCAACATCAAATGCTTTAGATAAAGGAGGTGCAAATTTTAAAAAATTATTTTATGACTCAGATGTCACAAAAAGAAATGCAAATGGACAGACACGTTCAGGGCTCTATTCTTTGTTCATTCCTATGGAATGGAATTACGAAGGATACATTGATTCTTACGGCCATCCTGTCTTCGACACACCAAAAGATCTTGTTAAAGGTCCTCACGGAACACCAATCACGACTGGAGTTATTGAGTATTGGCAAAACGAAGTCGATGGTTTAAAACAAGATCAAGATGCTTTAAATGAATTTTATAGACAATTTCCAAGAACTGAAGAACACGCCTTTAGAGATGAGGCTAAATCTTCTTTGTTTAATTTAACTAAAATATATGAACAAATAGATTGGAATGCAGATATAAAAAGATCATCTGTTATAACACAAGGAAGTTTTCAATGGTCAGGAGGTATTAAAGATACTACAGTTATATTTGTACCAAATAAAAATGGAAGATTTTTTATTTCTTGGGTTCCACCTAAAAGATTACAAAACAATGTAATAAATAAGTTAGGCAACAAATATCCTGGAAATGAAACTTTAGGAGCATTTGGTTGTGATAGTTATGATATCTCAGGTACAGTAGACGGTAGAGGTTCTAATGGAGCTTTACATGGTTTAACTAAATTTAGTATGGAAGATGTACCTCCAAATCATTTCTTTTTAGAATATATCGCTCGTCCACAAACAGCTGAGATATTTTTTGAAGATGTGCTTATGGCTTGTATTTTTTATGGTATGCCTATACTTGCAGAAAACAATAAACCTAGATTACTGTATCATTTTAAACGTAGAGGTTATAGAAATTTTGCAATGAATAGACCTGATAAAGTTTATAACAAACTATCTGTTACAGAAAGAGAAATAGGTGGTATACCTAACTCTAGTCAAGATATAATACAAGCGCATGCAGCTGCAATAGAAAGTTATGTTGAAAGTTATGTTGGACTTAGAGATGATAATACATACGGAGATACATATTTCCAAAGAACATTAGAAGACTGGGCTAAATTTAATATAAACAATAGAACAACACATGATGCTTCTATTAGTTCTGGTTTAGCGATTATGGCTTGTAATAAAAATAAATATAGACCTGTTCCTAAAATGATAAGAAAAAATTATGATTTAGGAATAAAAAAATTTGATAATAGTGGGTTATTATCTAAAATTATAGATTAAATGAGAAAAGTATATACTAACGGTAATAGCATTTTTCCTAGCCAAGTGGTTAGCGACGCTGAGAAAGCATCTTGGGAATATGGTGAGCAAGTTGCTCAAGCTATAGAACAAGAATGGTTTAATCAAGGAAGAACAAATGGTAATAGATACCTAACTACATGGAATAATTATAATAGACTTAGATTATATGCTAGAGGTGAACAACCTACTCAAAAATATAAAGACGAATTATCTATTAATGGTGATTTATCTTATCTTAATTTAGACTGGAAACCAGTACCTATTATATCTAAGTTTGTAGATATATTATCAAATGGTATTTCTAATAAAGATTATGATATAAACGCTTTTGCACAAGATCCTGCTTCAATACAAAAAAGAACCAGTTATGCTGAATTACTAGCACAAGATATTTTTGCAAGAGACACAATGAAACAAATAACAGCTCAACTAGGTAAAGAGCTGTATAATACAAACGTACCTGAAGATCAATTACCACAGACTCCAGAAGAGTTAGAGCTTCACATGCAATTAACTTACAAGCAGTCTGTAGAAATAGCAGAAGAAGAAGTTATAAACCAAGTTTTAGATTACAATAAATGGGATTTAACAAGACGTAGAGTAAATTATGATTTAGTTACGTGTGGTATTGGAGCTGTTAAAACAGATTTTAATTTATCTAACGGTATAACAATTGATTACGTAGATCCAGCTTATTTAATATATTCTTACACAGAAGATCCAAACTTCGAAGATATATATTATGTAGGCGAATTAAAAGCGCAAACATTACCAGAAATAGCGAAGCAATTCCCAACACTTGATGACAATACTTTAGAGAGAATACAAGAATATCAAGGCAGTCAAGAAAGTAAGTATGGTTTTGGCCAAGGTGCTTGGGATTCAAATACAATTCCTTTATTATATTTTGAATATAAAACATATAGTAACCAAGTTTTTAAAATAAAAGAAACTGATAGTGGTTTGTTAAAAGCTATAGAAAAACCAGATAGTTTTAATCCACCAGAAAATGATAATTTTGAGAGAGTAGGTAGAACAATAGAGGTTTTATATAGAGGTGTTAAAGTTTTAGGTACAAATATATTATTAAGATGGGAATTATGTCCTAATATGACTAGACCTTTTGCTGACACTACAAAAGTAGAAATGAACTACGCAATATGTGCTCCTAGAATATACAAAGGTCGTATTGATTCTACAGTTGGTAGAATAACTGGTTTTGCAGATATGATTCAAATAACTCATCTTAAACTACAACAAGTAATAGCTAGAATGGTACCAGATGGTGTGTTCTTAGATATGGATGGTTTAGCAGAAGTTGATTTAGGCAATGGAACAAACTACAACCCAGCAGAAGCATTGAATATGTATTTTCAAACAGGTTCTGTTGTAGGTAGATCACTTACTCAAGATGGTGAATTAAATAGAGGTAAAGTACCTGTTCAAGAGTTAACTACAGGATCTGGTCAAGCTAAAATACAAAGTTTAATATCTACGTATAATTATTATTTACAAATGATACGTGATGTAACCGGACTTAATGAAGCTAGAGATGGTAGTACACCAGATAAAAGTACTTTAGTTGGTCTACAAAAGTTAGCAGCACAAGCTTCAAATATAGCTACAAAACATATTAACAACGCTAGTTTATATTTAACATTGAGAATATGTGAAAATATATCTAAAAAAGTTAACGATATGTTAGATTATCCTTTAACTGCTAATGTATTAAAACAAAGTATATCTGTATTTAATACTGAAACATTAAAAGGTTTAGAACAGATTAATTTACATGACTTTGGTATATTCTTAGATCTTGAACCAGATGAAGAAGAAAAAGCAATGTTAGAACAAAACATACAAGTTGCTTTATCAAGTGGTGGTATTGATTTAGAAGATGCCATAGAAATACGTCAAATACGTAATTTAAAGCTTGCTAACCAAATGCTGAAAATGAAACGTAAACGTAAGTTACAACGTGAAAGACAAATGCAAGCTGAAATGTCTCAAAACCAAGCACAAGCAAACGCACAAGCTAGTCAAGCAGCTGCTGAAGCTGAAGTACAAAAACAACAAGCTTTAACGTCTGAAAAAGTAAACTTTGAACAAGCAAAGTCTCAGTTTGAAATACAACGAATGCAAGCAGAGGCTGAAATAAAAAGACAACTAATGTCAGAAGAGTTTAATTATCAAGTTCAATTAGAACAAATGAAAACTCAAAGAGAAACTAAACGTGAACAACAAATAGAAGATCGTAAAGACAAAAGAACAAGAATAGCAGGTACACAACAAAGTGCTATGATATCTCAGAGACAAAATGATTTATTACCTACTGATTTTGAAAAACAAGGACAAATGGAAGATCAGTTTCCAATTGTTTAATTATTAATTATTTAATTATATTATATTATGGCTGAAGAAGCAAAAGAACCTGTAAAACAGGAGGGTGACTTTAAAATAAAGTCAAAACCAAAAAGTAAAAAACCAAAACAACTAACTAAATCTGATAAAGAAGTAGCAAAAATTGATTTATCTAAACCAGAAGCACAAGGCGAAATACAACCCGCTGTTGCTAAAATGGATTTAACTAAAGAACCAGAAAAAGTTGTAGAAAAAAAACCGGTTGTTGAAATTAAAGAAGAAACTTTACCAGAAACTAAAGAAGAATCTTTTACTGAAGTTATTGAAGAAGTAGCTGAAAAAGTTGAAACTACTCCANTACAGAAAAAAGAACCTTTAATTGAAACTCCTAAATTACCAGAAAACATTGAAAAACTGGTTAAGTTTATGGAAGATACAGGCGGTACAGTATCTGATTACGTAGAGTTAAATAAAGATTATAATTCTTTAGATGATAAACAGGTATTACAAGAATATTATAAAAAAACTAAACCACATCTAGACAGTGAAGATATAAATCTATTATTAGAGGATTATCAATACGATGAAGATTTAGATGAGGCAAAAGATATACGAAGAAAAAAACTAGCTTATAAAGAAGCTGTTGCTCACGCTAAAAATGATCTAGCTAAATTAAAGGATCAATACTATGCTGAGATAAAAAACAGACCTGGAGCTAATCCAGAACAGCAAAAAGCTACAGATTTTTTTAATCGTTACAACAAACAGCAAGAAACTATAAAGCAGTCACAGGAAATTTTCCAAAAACGTACTAATGATTTGTTCGGATCAGAATTCAAAGGTTTTGATTATTCTGTAGGAGACAAAAATTTTAGATACAAGGTAAAAGACCCAAGACGTGTTGCTGAAGCTCAAGGTAATATTGAAAACTTTGTCAATAAATTTATTGATAATAATGGAAATATTTCTGATACAGCTGGTTATCACAAAGCTTTATATGCTGCGATGAATGCGGACAAGCTAGCTTCTCATTTTTATGAGCAAGGTAAAGCAGATGGTGTTAAAACTATCGTTAAACAATCGAAAAATCCGGCTACAGACACACCAAGGCAGGTTGCTACTGGAGATGTTTTTGTGGGTGGAATGAAGGTAAAGTCTATTAGTGGATCTGATTCATCAAAATTGAAAATAAAAAAACGAACATTTAACAATTAAAATTTAGAAAAAATGGCTTTAAACCCACAATTTGGTACTATAATACCAAGTCAACAACAAGAGCTTTTACAATCTAACTATTTACAGTGGACAGATGCTGGAGCTGCTAACTTTGCAGATTTTGCACAGCAGTATTTACCAGAAATCTACGAAGCTGAAGTTGAAAGATATGGTAACAGAACCTTATCTGGATTCTTAAGAATGGTTGGAGCAGAGCTTCCAATGACAAGTGACCAAGTAATCTGGTCTGAACAAAATAGATTACATATTGCATATGATGTACCAGCTGCTAACGTAGTTGCAGGACCTCCAACAGTATTAACACTGCCAGGAACTGTAACAAATGTTGTATCAGCTAGAGCTACAGTAGTTATCTTAGATAACTTTGGTGCTGAAGCAAAATGTTTAGTAGTAGCTTCTACACCTGGTGTAGGTGGTACTATAACAGTTGAACCTTACACGTCTACTTGGGCTGCTGCTGGATTAGTAGGAGATCTTAAAATATTCGTATACGGTTCTGAATATGCTAAAGGATCAGTTACTTTAAACAGTAACGGTGGTGCTTCTACATTAGCGAACAATGAGTACGTAAGTGTTGAGCCTGCTTTCACACAATTTAGTAATAACCCTATCATTATCAGAAACAAATACACAGTAAATGGATCTGATACAGCTCAAATCGGCTGGGTAGAAGTTGCTACTGAAGATGGAACTGGTGGATACCTTTGGTATTTAAAATCTGAATCTGAAACAAGATTAAGATTTGAAGATTACCTAGAAATGATGTGTGTTGAATCAGAAGTTACAGCAGCAGGTTCTGCAGTTGCTTTAGGTGCTTCAGGCGCTATAGGTTCTCAAGGTTTATTTGCAGCTATCGAAGATAGAGGTAATGTACAAGTTGGATTCTCTGCTGCTACAGGTATTGGAGATTTTGATGGTATCCTTAGAAACTTAGATACACAAGGTGCAATTGAAGAAAACATGTTATTCTTAGACAGATCTACGGCTCTTGACTTTGATGATATGCTTGCAGGAATTTCTGCAGGATTCAACGGTGGTACTGCATTTGGATTATTTGAAAACTCAGAAGAAATGGCTTTAAACTTAGGTTTCAGTGGTTTCAGAAGAGGTTCTTATGACTTCTACAAAACTGATTGGAAATACTTAAACGACGCTTCAACGCGTGGTGGTATGACTGGACCTCAGTCTATTGAAGGAGTATTAATTCCTGCAGGAACAACAACTGTTTACGATCAAATTTTAGGAACTAACATCAGAAGACCTTTCTTACACGTAAGATATAGAGCTTCACAAACTGATGATAGAAGAATGAAATCATGGTTAACAGGTTCTGTTGGTGGTGCATTTACTTCAACTCTTGACGCTATGGAAGTTAACTTCCTATCTGAAAGATGTTTAGTAACTCAAGCTGCTAACAACTTTGTATTATTCAAAGGAGTGTAATTACTCAATATTAATAACTATCCCTGTCTTCGGGCAGGGGTAATTATTATTTTTATAAACTATTTAATTATATTATATTATGGCTAAAAAAGCTAAAGCAGAAGAAGTTGTTGAGGTTGCACCTCAAGAAGTTGTAGCAAAACCTACACCTATAAAACCAGTTAAAAAACAAGATGACTGGGAAATAAAAGATAGAACTTATTTACTTAAAGGAAGTAAATCACCTTTAACTTTTACAATACCAAGCAAACACACGTTAAGACACCCAATGTTATGGTTCGATAATAAGAAAAATGAACAGAGAGAACTAAGATATGCTACGAATATGAATAGTCCATTTCGTGATGAACAAAAAGGCGAAGTAACATTAGGACATATTACGTTTGTTGATGGAACATTAAGTGTTCCAAAAGAAAAAACAGCTTTACAAAAGTTGTTATCTATATATCACCCAATGAAAGATCTTAAATATACTGAACACAAACCTGTTAGTATAGCACAAGATGAACTTGAAGATATTGAATGGGAAATCGAAGCATTAAACGTTGCTAGAGATATGGATATTGATTTAGCAGAAGCTATTGTAAGAGTAGAGTATGGTTCAAAAGTAAATAAAATGTCTTCAAAAGAATTAAGAAGAGACTTATTATTACTTGCTAAAAAGAACGCTAGATTGTTTATGTCTCTTGCTGCTGATGAAAATGTGCAGTTAAGAAACTTTGCAATTAATGCGGTAGAACATAACATTATAAGAATATCACCAGACCAAAGATCAATTCATTGGACTAGTAATGATAGAAAATTAATGACTGTTCCATTTGATGAAAACCCTTATTCAGCTATTGCTGCGTGGTTTAAAACAGATGAAGGAGTAGAAGTATTTAAGTCAATAGAAAAAAGACTAAAATAATAATAACAGGGGCGGATTCGTCCGCCTCTTTATTAAAACACAAATATAATGGTAAACGTCAATACAGTATATCAAACGGTATTATTAATCCTTAATCAACAACAAAGAGGTTATATAACTCCTGATGAATTTAATAAAATTGCTACGCAAGCACAGCTTACTATGTTTGAGGCTTATGCTAGTGATTTAAACCAACAATATCGTTTACCGAGTAATGATACAGAGTATTCAGACAGAGTAAAAAATATCGAACAAAAGTTACAATTTTTTCAAAGAAACACTGTGATACCTTACAATGTAGTTAATTCTAATTTTCCTTTATTAGACAACGCTGTACTAGATAATCCTGTTGTAGTAGGTACTACTAATGTATTATATAGATTAGGTTCTGTATTTTATAAAGACACAGACCTTGGACAATACGTTCAACCTAACGAGTTAAGACAATTATTACTTTCCCCTTTAACTCAACCTACAGAAAACTTTCCAATATATACTTACGTAGAAAACGTAGTTAAAGTATATCCTAACACTATAAATGATGATATATCTATATCATATTTAAAAAAGCCTAACAATGTTGTTTGGGGTTTTACGACTAATGCTGTAGGTGCTTTTATATACGCGGTAGGTACTTCAGTTCAATTTGAACTAGACGTTACAGATCAAGATGAATTAATAATGAGAATACTTGCTTACGCAGGTGTTATAATACAAGATCCAACTATCATACAAACAGCTTCACAAGCTGTAGCTACTGTAGATGCAAACGAAAAAAGTTAATAAGATATGGCAATACCAAATGGTGGATTAATCACCGAAACAAATCAACAATATTACGCGGGCGCGCAGGGTTTTACAGTGACAGATATCGCAGGGCAAAGTAACTTTACATTTACATTTAATACTAATTTAATATTAGGTGATCCTAACCCTGCTAATACTGATTATGCTTTAAATAATTTTAAACTATACTCTAGCTCAGATGGTATAAACTATATAGAATATGTATTAGCCTATACTTTAGATAGAAACGTTATTTCTTTAGCAGCTCCATTAGCTCAAAACAAAACACTAGTATGTCAGTTAAAAACAATTGACGGTGGTAGTTTTGGTAATAGAGATGCTTATGGCGTTACTACAGAACAAAACTATGGAAGTTATAGTTATGTTACATTAAAAGACGTAGTAAATAACTTTATAGTTGGTTTTGTTGGAAAAGATAAATTAATACCAGACGCTAAAAGAACTGATATAATATTTCACGCTAAACGTGGTTTACAAGAATTTAGTTATGATACTTTAAAGTCTATTAAATCTCAAGAGCTAAATATACCGCCAAGTTTAAGTGTTATATTACCTCAAGATTATGTTAACTATGTTAGAGTTTCAAGAATAGATGCTTTGGGTGTTAAAAGAATTATATACCCTGCTAACAATTTAACTATTTCTCCTTATGAAAATCCACTACAAGATTCAGTAGGTGCTCCAACTCAAGATAACTTTGGTGAAAACACAGAAGGAACTTCATTAACTGAAATGAAATGGAAAAGAGGTAATAGTAATTTAATAAATGGATTACCATCTTTCGGTCTTTATAATGAAGGATTAGATTGGGCTGGATATAACTGGGGCTTTGGAGGTTACTGGTATTGGGGCTGGGGAGAACAATATGGAATGTCACCACAATACGCTCAATACAACGGTTGGTTTAATATGAATGAAAGAGAAGGTAAAATGTCTTTTTCAAGCAACCTAGTAGGCGGTTTAATAGTGTTAGAGTATGTCTCTGATGGTCTTGCTTATGATTTAGATAGTAGAATACCAAAACTAGCAGAAGATGCTTTATATGCTTATATTTCTCATGCTATAATTTCTACTAGAATTAATCAACCTGAATACATTGTACAAAGATTACGTCAAGAAAAAAGTGCTAAATTAAGAAATGCTAAAATAAGATTATCAAACATTAAACTTGATGAAATAGTTCAAGTAATGAGAGGTAAATCTAAATGGATAAAACGATAACACATGCCACAAATTACTAATACGTTTCTAAAGTCTAAAATGAATAAAGACTTAGATTCTAGAATATTACCAAATGGCGAATATAGAGATGCTAGAAATTTACAAATAAGTAGATCTCAAGGATCAGAAGTAGGAGAATTTGAGAACATATTAGGTAACACGCAGTTAAAAAATTTATATACTGGAGAAGGCGGTAAGTTTATAGGTCAATTTACTAATGATACTACTGCTGATATTTATTTATATAATACTAGTTATGATGGAGAAAGTGTATGCCCTAGAGATACTATAGTGTATTTTAATTCTTTTGGCGCTACTAATGATATAATTGTTTTACAAGATAGTTTAGGTAATGTATTAAACCCACAAACACTAGGATTAGAAGTGGGTATGTTACTTTGGGGTAGTTCATGGGGATTACCAAGTTTACCTTCTGGAATTGACGGTCTTGAATTAGATCCTGTAATAAAAAATATAACAACTACTAATATAGAAATAAACCAACTTTTACCTAGTAGTATGCAGGTGTTAGATAAGATTTATATCAATTATAACAACACTATACATAGATATAATACTTTAAGTAATGAATTAGTTTTATTAGTTAGAGGTGGTTTTTTAAATTTTAATAAAAATAATAGAATAACTGGTATTAATCTTATAGAGGACTTATTGTTTTGGACAGACAATCGTAATCAACCAAGAAAAATAAACATTAGCTTAGCAAATCCTTTAGCTTTGAGTAGTCCTGTTCATTATGTTAATGAAGATCAAATATCTGTTGCTAAATATTATCCTTATGAAACTCCTTTAGTTTTAGATTATAATATAAAATCAATAAGCGCTGGAGCTCAAGCAGCTGCGCCTTTAAAAGGTTATGTATTAACTCTTACTGATACTACGAATATAAAAATAGGTGATATAGCTACTGGTTTTCCTGGTCAAGGAGCTCAAGAATTGTGGAATGTTATAAGTATAAAACCTGGCGTCGATGTTACTATTTATAGTAATTTTAAAGATGGTTCAGCAACAATGACACCTGGTACTTACAATGGATTAACTACTGAGCGAATTAGTTTTAAAAGACCATCTAGTAAAAATTTATCAGAAAGAAAAAATACAAATGGATTCGATACTACGGTTACTTCAGCAGCAGCGTTATATGTTGCTGGAACTGATGTTACAGTATCATACAATTATTACAATCAAGCTACTGATCAAAGTCCTCAACCAACACCACGTGTGGGTGATTTTATAACAAGCATAGATATGGGTATAACTCTTGTTGACGAAGTTTGTATACAACAAATTACCTCAATAAATGCAGCAGGATGGTACTATGGTATTACAGTTTACTAAAGATGTAACAATTGTAGCTCCTGGTGATGATATAACTATATCTGCTAATCCAAATTACGATTCTACATTTGGTGGTGATCCAGATTTAATTGAAGAAAAATTTGTAAGATTTAGTTATAGATTTAAATTTGAAGATAATGAATATTCTTTAGCTGCTCCTTATACTCAAATATGTTTTATACCAAAACACGCCGGCTTATTTGGAGGAGGTCAAAATGAATCTCTTCAAGATATGCAAAATGCGTACGATTCTACAGTAGTAGAATGGTTTACAAATAACATAGATACTGTTTCTTTAAAAATACCGCTACCTGAAACTGGTAATGTAAATAGCTTAGAGGCTTTAAACTCTTTAATAAATGACTATAAAATAACAAATATAGAAATTTTATATAAAGAAAGTGATGCTCTTTCTACTAAAATAATAGAAAGCATCGATATAAACAACGGTACTTTACTTTCGTTCTTTGAAAGTATACCTTCTGATGGCACTGCTAATTCTGAGAACTGGTACTATAATTTTGATTATAAATCTATAAAAGCTTTTAGAACTCTACCAACTTCTGAGCAAAATAGAGTTTATGACAATGTACCTATTAAAGCTTTAGCGCAAGAAGTTACAGCGAATAGAGTTATGTACGGTAATTTTGTACAAAAACATACACCACCTAATAATATTGATTATGAAGTTATAACTGAAAATAAATCGTTAAACTTTGATAATTACGCTCAATATTCTTACCACACTGTAAAACAAAATAGAAATTATCAAGCTGGTTTTGTTTTAAGCGATAGATATGGAAGAGCTTCTAGCGTTGTACTTTCTTCTAATGATGATAATCCAAATATAGCAGGTTCTACTGTGTACGTTCCTTATACTAACTTTAATGAAGTAGACAATCCAATAGATGATGTAACTGTATACAAATGGTTAGGAAATGCTTTAAGATTAAAAGTAAATAATGGTATAACACAAGTACTTAATAATTCTCAAACTGGCGAACCTGGTTTATATAAATCATGGTCAGATACAGAAGTAGATTCAGCAGAAGTTTTAAACGGTGGTACTAATTATGTAGTTGGAGAAGAAATTAGTACAGTTTACAACGCTTCTTTAGTAGGGCAAGGAAGTGGATTAAGATTAAAAATCGAAACTGTCGGTGCTGGCGGGGTTATTGAAGCCGTAAGCGTTATTGATAGAGGACAAGGTTATGTTAATAACCAAGTTGTTGATTATAACTCAGGAAGTGCAGCTGGAGCTGGAGCAACTTTTACAGTAACAGTTAACCCACCAAATGTAACAGGTTGGCAGTCTTATAAAATAGTAGTAAAACAGCAAGAGCAAGAATATTATAATGTTTATTTAGCTGGTTATGTTTCAGGTTATCCTGAAGACACAGCTACTGATTATGGTAGAATAGCTTTTACTGCTTTGTTTGGAGATAATATAAATAAAGTTCCTAGAGACGTACAAGAAATAGGTCCAACAGATACTGAATTTAGTAGTTCAGTCACTTTATTTGGTAGAGTAAATAATCCTAATATAAATAATCAACAAAAAGGTGGGGCTGGTAATTTTTATTATGAAAATAGAGAATACCCTTGGAACTGTCAATATTATCCAGGTAGAGTAAAAGATGAAGTTGTAACAATAGGTCCAATTGGAGCTGGTGGTTTAGAGTTAGCTAATTCTCCTTTTAGTGCAAATACTGGTAATGCTGATAAATTTAATAATGAGGTAGGTAACGCAAAAATACCTTGGGGTGGTACTGGACAAGAGCAAAGTTTTCATAATGTAGAACAAAACCCTTTGTGTGGAGTAATAAAAATTGGAGCAGAAGAAACACAACCAAATTTAACACAACCTGGTTCACCTCAATTAAATACATTAGGCGCTAAAGTCACTGATAATCCTATACCTCCAACTTCACCTCCATCTCCTGAAATAGGATGTATGGTTCCTTTTTTGAGTGTATCGGAAACATCACCTGTAGAAAGTGCATTAGAAATTTTTTATGAATCATCAACTGCTGGTAATTTCATAGACTTAAACAGAGCTGTTATAGCTGATTATGGAGGTGTATCAAAAGTTTCCTCTTCAATTGGTAGTTTTGATGAAAGTGACACGGTTGGCACGGATATTATAACTGCTTTTAGTTTTGAAGATTCAATAGGTAATTCATTACTTTTAGATGGTGTTCCTCTGATAACTCAAGTATTAGATTCAAATGGTAACGATGTTACTGGTATATTTAGTATAACTGAAACAGTACCTACGGTATACGATGATTTTGATTTAGAAACAAATAGTTTGTTTTGGTATGGATCTCCTACGGTTAGCAAGTCTAATCAGTGGTTTATAACTTTTCAAACAACATATATTTCTGGACCAGATACTTTTGTAGACGTATTAACAAACGCTATAACTGTTAATCTAAACAACATAGCTCCAACTATAGGAGGTTTTACTCCTACGCAAACTACATCAGCTGATAATGGTGTTCAGCA